ACATTAACCGCAATAGGTTGCACGTTTTACGGGAATCTTACGCTTTCGTCCGGCATTACGATGGGGACGAACAACAATCCGTATACGTTTGCTGCAACATCTGGAACGCAAACTATTACGAGCGCTGGCAAAACAATTAATCAGCCTATTACGCAAAACAATCCGGGGGCAGTTTTTGAGTTGCAAGACAATCTGACAATGGCCGCGGGCAGAACGTTTACGTTGACTGCCGGAACGCTTGATTTAACGGGAAATAGCGGGAATTGGACGCTAAGTTCTGGGCTGTTTGCTTCGAGCAATAGCAATACGCGAGTAATTAGGTTCGGCACCGGAAACATCACTGTCACCGGCAGCGGGACAGTTTGGGATACTGGCACGTTGACCGGATTGACTTACACCGGAACGCCAACCGTAAATGTTTCTAACAACTCAGCAACGGCGACAACTGTTACAACGGGCGCGTGGCCGGAATCCACTTCGCTTAATTTCAATTACACCGTCGGAACGTATACGCTTACCGACACGAATGCCGTTTACAAAAACGTCAATTTCACAGGATTTACGGGAACAGTTGGTAATGCTGCTCGAACAATCTACGGCAATTTAATCATTGCTGCTGGATCGACGCTGACGGCAGGAGCAAACGCAACGACCTTTGCGGCAACTTCTGGCACTCAGCAAATTACCACTAATGGAATAACATTAGATTTTCCGTTGACGTTTAACGGGATTGGCGGAACTTTTGCATTTCAAGATGCGTTGACTCAGGGATCGGCGCGTGCCATTACGTTAACAAATGGCACGTTGCAGCTTAAAAACGGGGTTACATCTACGGTTGGCGCGTTTGCCACAAGCGGCACTAATCAAAAGTTTTTGCAGTCAACGTCTGCCGGGAATCAGGCGACCATTTCTCAGGCATCCGGCACGGTAAATGTGTCGTATTTGACCATTCAAGATAGCAACGCAACTGGCGGCGCGGCATGGAATGCCTATGTAAACCAACAGAACATTGATGCAGGAAACAATGACGGATGGGATTTTGGTCTCTCGCCCGTTGTTGGAGCGTATGAGTATACTTACAGTCTTAGGTCATTTACCCAACCCAAGAGATTTTGATTATGGCAATTAACCTTAAAGCCGTAACCACCTGGAGCAGCCGCTTTGACTGTCCCAGCCAGAACTCCAGAAGGCATGAACGGCAAGCCCGTTTTTGCCCTTATTGTGGCCGAAGGTGCCCCGGTTAGATGGCGCGATGATGGCACTAATCCTACGGCTTCGGTTGGTATGCCTCTTGCAATTGGCGTTCCTTTGCAATATGACGGTGACCTAAATAAAATAAGGTTTATTCAGCAGTCGGCAAGTGCGACACTGAACATCAGTTACTACAGTTAAGTTTTACCGTACTGGTGCGGTTCACCAGGGATTCGTAAGGAATCACAATGTCTGAAAATGAACTGTTAGCGGAACAAGTACCCGCGCCGGAACCGGCGGCTACGGCAGCCCCGGAACCCGAAGTTGTTGCCCAAGAGGCAGAAACGCCGGAGGAAAAGCCTGCTAAAACGTTCACTCAAGAAGAGTTGGACGCGATGGTAGGCAAGAGGCTTGCACGGGAACGTCGCAAGTGGGAAAGAGAACAGTCGCTAAAGGCGAAAGAAGCTCCAAGAGCTGACGCGCCCGCAGAACTGCCGAGTAGGGATGCAGACCCTGAAGCCTACGCCGAAGCCTTGGCTGAGCGTAAGGCCGAAGAACTCCTTGCCCGCCGGGAAGCGGAACGCCAGCAAATCGAGATTCTGAGCCAATATCACGACCGCGAAGAGTCGGCTCGGGAACGGTATGACGACTTCGAGCAAGTCGCTTACAACCCGAACCTACCGATTACGGGCGTGATGGCGCAGACGATTCAGGCATCTGATCTTGGGCCGGACCTGGCTTATTACCTTGGTTCCAACCCTAAAGAAGCTGAGCGTATTTCCCGCTTATCGCCGTACCTACAAGCCAAAGAGATCGGCAAGATTGAGGTCAAATTGGCCGACAATCCGCCGGTTAAAAAGACAACTAGTGCGCCCCCGCCGATTAAGCCTGTCACGGCCAAATCCGTAGGCGCTCCGGTTCGAGACACGACTGACCCTCGCTCTGTCAAAGAGATGAGTACGTCAGAGTGGATTGAAGCAGAGCGGCTTAGACAGATTAAGAAGTGGGAGGCAATGCGTAACCGCTAACTTTTTGGAGATTTATTGTGGCTAATACACTTCTTACCATTGATATGATTACGAGGAAGGCTCTCGAAATCCTTGAGAACAACCTTGTAATCACCCGTAACGTGAACCGTCAGTACGACGACAGCTTCGCTGTCGAAGGTGCCAAGATTGGTTCGACCCTCCGTATCCGTCTGCCGGATCGCGCTCTTGTGACCGACGGCGCTGCGCTTCAGGTTCAGGACGACAACGAGCAGTTCACCACGCTCACCGTCGCCTCGCAGAAGCACATTGGCGTCAACTTCACCAGCGCCGAAATGGCACTCCAGTTGGACGACTTTGCCGAGCGCGTGCTGAAGCCGCGTATCAGCCAGCTCGCTTCCAGCATTGACGCTGACGTTGCCAACTCCTTCAACAGCATCTACCAGTCGGTGGGTACGCCGGGAACGACTCCGGGCACCTCGTTGGTCCTGTTGCAGGCGCAGCAGAAGCTGAACGAAGCCGCTGCCGTCATGTCGCCGCGCTATGCAACCGTTAACCCGGCTGCCAACGCTGCGCTCGTCGAGGGCATGAAGGGCTTGTTCAACCCGACCGATACCGTTAGCCGCCAGTTCAAGAACGGCATGATGGGCATGGGCGTCCTCGGATACGAGGAAATCAATATGTCCCAGTCGATCAAGCAGTTCACGACCGGCAGCCGCGCTGCGACCACGACGGTCAGCGCCACGGTGTCCACGCAGGGTGCGACTCAGATCACCCTCGTGGGTGTTGACGGTCAGACCCTCAAGAAGGGCGACGTGTTCACGATTGCGAACGTGTTTGCGGTCAACCCGCAGACCCGCGAGTCAACCGGCTCGTTGCAGCAGTTTGTGGTGACGGAAGACATCACTGCGGCCAGCAGCTTGTACACGAACGTCAAGATCAGCCCGGCGATTTACACCTCAGCTCACGCTCTGGCGACCGTCAACTCGTTCCCGCAGGCTGCGGCAGCGGTGACGTTCCTCGGCGGTGTGTCCACGCAGTACCCGCAGAACCTCGTGTACCACAAGGACGCGATCACGTTTGCCACGGCTGACCTCCTGCTCCCGCAGGGCGTTGACATGGCTTCGCGTCAGGTCCACAACGGTATCTCCATGCGCGTTGTTCGTCAGTACGACATCAACAACGACCGTATGCCGTGCCGTATCGACGTGCTGTATGGCTACTCGGTGATTCGTCCGCAGATGGCCTGCCGCATCTGGGGCTAATTTTTAAATTCACAGGAGTAACTAAACATGGCACTTCCTAATGGTACTGGTGGTTATCAAGTAGGCGACGGCAACCTTGCCGAAGCCACGCTTGGTGTTCTTGGAACGGTGACGGCCTACGCGGGCGCGTCCGGCACGATTGCGGTTGCAGACCTTGAAAAGGGTGTGTTTACCGTTGATCCGGGTGGCTCCAGCGCGGGTACGTATTCGTTGGCTGCGGCGGCTGACGTTGATGACGAGATTTCGAGCGCCAAAGTTGGTAGCACGTTCGATTTCTACTGCATCAACCTCGGCGACGACTCGGGCAACGACATTACGTTCTCGGGCACGGGCTGGACGGTTGTGGGTTCTGCGGTGGTGGCTGACGGTACGTCGGCTCATTTCCGCGCCCGTAAGTCTGGCGATGCGGCTTGGACGGCCTACCGTCTCGGCTAATAGCAACGCCCCCGGCGGGGAGACTCGTCGGGGGCATCTCTAAGAGGTACTGACTATGCCGAATACAAAGGCAATTGGTGTTGCTTTCGCTGACCCGGAATTTGAAAGCGTTAGCGTTACGGGCCGCGTCACTTCCGGTGGCGTGTCCTCTGGCGCGTCTTCGTCGCCGATTGCACAGTCGTCCTCGGGCAGCGTGAATCAGTTTTATGTGACTGCTTCCCATGCTTCGGGCGATGTGCGGGGCATCTACTCTCGCGTAAACTTCACGGGCGCTGGCGCTGGAGAAACCCTCCGTGCGTTTTCGACTGTGGCGGCTGCGCAGGGTGCAGGCCAGACGACGAACGGTGCGCATATCAGCTTGTCGGTTAACTCTGGTGGTTCCATCTCGGGCGCTGCGAACGCGATTCGTGCGACCCTTGGTGTGGCTTCTGGCGTGACCCCAGGCGGTACGCTGGCTGCGGTGAACGTGGACTCGGACTTCCCGAGCAGCGTCACCCTGCCGGGATCGGCTGCGTTTATCCGTGCATCGAACAGCAACACGGGCACTGTAACGAACTTGCTCAACCTTCCCGCCGCGATGGTCGCAGTTCTAGGTGGCACTTCTGCCACGCCGAACCGTAAGATTGCGTGCGTGACGGACGCAGGAACGACGTTCTTTTTGATGGCTGTGGTGTAAATGCAGATCACCAAAGAGTTTTTGTCGATTGAGATTGATTCGCTCGAGCAAGAAGTTGCTAAAGCACAAACCTACGTGGCTCAGTGCCAAGCGGTCATCTCAGCCTACAAGATGTTGGTGAATCGTATTGAAGCCCCTGAGATTGGCGAACCATTGGAGTCGAAGCCGGAATGAACATTTACTTGCGTCATCCCCGTCACGGAACTAAGGTCGCCATATCTCAGCAGGAAGCCAGAGATGATATGGAATGGGGTTGGGAGGAGTATGATCCGAACGACCCAGACGAAATGGAAACCCCGACGTCCTCTGAAGAAGAGGCGTCGGGCGTTTCTGCTAACGCATTAAGGCCGAAGCGCGGCAGAAAACCCCGCGACTCGATGACTTGAGGAATTAACAATGGCTGTTTACGCGCAAGACATCATCTACAAATCCATGCGCTTGCTCGGACTGCTCGCGTCTGGTGAAGCACCGACGGCTGCCGAAGCACAGGATTCGCTTTACAGCCTTAACTCCGTAATTGATTCTCAGCAGGCTAATCCGCAGTATTACTTCTGCACGCTAGCCGAACAGTTTACGACTGTTAACGCACAGAACACCTACACGATTGGTAACGACCCGGATACGTCCCCTGCGGCGAACTGGGTCACAAACCGCCCGATTCGTATTGTTGGCGCGTTTGTCCGTATCGCCAACGTCGATACCCCGCTCGGTCTAATCACTGAGCAATACTGGACGAACATTGCCAACAAGGCAGTCGCCGGTACGCCGACGAAGCTCCTATACCGCCCGAACACCCCGTATGGTCAGGTACTGCTGTACCCGACCCCGAACGCGGCGGTGT